AGAGCCAGACATTCTAAAAGAACGTTTAGCTAAAGTAGCTGGTGCAGAGGGTCTAACTGACGAACAGAAGGTATACATTGAGAACTTTGTAAATAATTTAAGCAGAGATGTTTCTACTAATCAACGTTCAGTTATTACTGATGTTATGAGACAAACATTCGTTAGGTCAAACGCTAATGGAGAAGACTGGGGCAAACCTACTTCTGTATTTAGAAAGTTTACACTTAACGCAGTTCAAGACTTAGGTACTTTACAATTTAACCGTTCAGCTGATAGAGGAAAACTATTTGGTAATTTAACTGCTAAGATTGATGATGACCCTGCAGTATATATCTTTAATAAGAAATACACTATGAGTGAGTTAATTAATTCACAACAAGCAGACAACCGCTATATCGAACTATGGAGAGGTACTGAAGGTGCTAAGTTAGCTAAGAAAGCTTACTTTAACCGTAAGGCTCCTATAGCGGCTTATACACAACCCATTGTTAAGAAATACCCTAACAGGAAACAGCTTACTGATAAACTATTAGAAGCTATTCCCGGATACAAGACTAAACAGAAACTAAAGAAAGCCTTTGAAACAAAGCCACCTTCTGATTCTTGGATAACAACACAAATATCTAAAGCTAAAGCTTCGGCTCGTGAGTTCTTAGATGGTGAGTTCTTATTTATTAGAAATAGAAAGTCCGCAGAGGCACAGTTAAAAGATAAAACTATTAACGCTACTGCGAAGGCTATGTCTGCTATCGCTACTGCTGATGGCGCGGATTATGATATGTTGGCTATTAAGATTGGTCAAATGTTCGATGAAGAAATCGGAAGCTTAAATCCTTTCAGAGCTAAGACGTTAAAAGACTTCCACAAAGACGGTAGTCGTATTCTTAACTCTATCGAGAAACAAGGAATGATTAGTACTACAGTTATGCGTGATATTGGAACTTCTGCTCCTATTGACTTAGAAACAGGAAGACCAGTAACTAACAAAGCTTTAAGAGGTCTCAGTGTTACTCGTCAGGTTAGTATTATAAACGGACCAATGAGAAAGTTACAGATAGCTTCTGAAAAGGCTAGAACAGCTAGACGCTTTGGTTATGCGGACGATAAGAATAAAGTCTATGCGAGAGCAGGGAATAAAGAATTCTTTGATGCTCGTGGGCGTAGGACAGCAATGCCTGTAGTATCTGAAAAGGTTTATTCTACATATGATGTAAATCAGATTGACCGTGAAATGGCTAATATGATGAATCATGCTAACTCTGTTAAATATGAAATTGATAATGAGTTCTTCGACTTTACTGAACGACTAGTTTACTTTAATGATAAACGTGGTGAAGCTAAAAAGTGGGATGATTTAAATGAAATGAAGAAACTATTCATGTCCCGTGGTAATGATGCTCGTGGTACAATGGCTACTGCTAAATATTACCGTAAACGTGGAGAAGCTTTTTCAGTAGATGTTTCAGTTGATTTCCGAGGACGTGTTTATCATCGTGGTTTGCTTACACCCACTAAGGGTGAAGCTGTTAGGCCATTCTTAAATACTCAACGTGAAGTTCCTATTAATCCGGATGCTGTAGAAGAACTACAAATTCAGATTGGTGCTTTAGTTGGCAATCCTTTAGATACTTTGACTAACAAGGGTAGATTCCAAGCTTTTAAAGAACAAGAAAAGAACTTGTTAGAAATAGGCGAAGCTATACTTAACCCAACACAACCTGATAGAAGAATAAAAGAATTCTTATCTAATCCTTTAGTAGCTGTTACTGAGGATAAAGAAGTAGGTAAGCTTGCCAGACTAGCTCTTGAGTACACACGTATTCATCAGCATATGAACGGCAAGATGTTTACTGATAAGCGTAAGTGGAGTGCAGATGACATTGAGTTATTAGCACAATACAAAACAAAGATGATGATAGAAAACGATGCTTCCTCTAGTGGAGCGCAGATTATATCTTTATCTACAGGTGACACAGCTTCGGCTGAGTTGTCTAATGTTTTACAAACATCACAAAAGCAAAGACTCTATGATGAGATTGCTAAACGTACTGTTGACGACCCTGAATTCCTTGCTATACCTGAACTCGCAGAGCTAGACCTTAACTGGACTGACTTAATGAAGGCGGCAAAGAATCAAAACATGGTTGCTTTCTACGGTGCGGGGGATGCTACTAAAGCGGCTAACGTTGCTAATCAGTTTGCTAAAGTACTTGCTAAGAAAGGCAAACTTGCTATATCTACTAAAGAGGTTGATAAGTTCAAATCTGCTATCGATGCTAAAATAAGCTTTGAGATGGACAGAAAGAACTGGGCAAGAATAGACGAATTAAGAGATATAAAACAAAAAGTGGTGTTAGCCTCAAAAGAGGGTACATCAATCACCGACTCATTATATGAAACTGCTAAGTCAGAGTTCAGAGATGGTGTAAAGAATTCCGAGGACATGCACATGTTCTTAGCTAAGCTTACAGACGAAACGGGAGACCTTGTTGGTACTCGTTTGTTTGATAAGATATCTAAAATTATGTCACGTAAACTCGAAGAAGAGGTTCCTGTTACTGGAAAGTTTATCAGGTTTTGGAAAGACGTTGCTAAAGATTTTGTTAGCGAGTCTGGTTCAGTTGACATCCCATGGGTGACATTTGACGGCAAAACTATGACACAACGATACAGAGTAAAAGAACAAACAAGGATAGACTTTAAAGACCCTGTTACCGGGGAAAAAGTCTTCAACATTTATGAAACACCTTCAAAAGACGGTAAACTAATTTCGCAACAAAGTATACAAGACGCGTCAATAGGTCTAGGTGTTAATGGCAACCACAGTAATGATGCTGTGCTTGTTAGACGATTCCACCTTTGGGGGCGGAAAAATAAAGTAGAAACTGGAACAATCCACGATGCTTTCTTCTCAAACCTAGGTGACGCGGTTCCCGCGAAATTTGCTTTACGAGAAATATATGCTGATGCATTACGTGAAGGCACAATTCAAAAGACCTTATCAGCAATGAGAAAGGCCGGTATGTCGAGGGAGACATATAATAAATACTTACAAAGAGCAGTAGAAGACGGATTGATAGACCCTCCAAATAAAATCACTCCGAAAGAATTGCTAGAAACTATACGAGACGGAAACGACTGGTATGGTATTGGTCCATAGATATTTGTAATAGCTATATGACTAAATAAATAAACGTGTCTGTGACACATAAATAATATATCAACCCAAGCTGTGCTTGAAAGGAAATAAAATGAGCGAAGATAATCAAATCGAAGAAAACGTAACACAAGTGGAAGAACCAGTTGTTGAAGAAGTAATTAAAGAAGAACCAGCTACACCAGAAGCTCCTAAAGATGACATCGAATCAATTGTTGAAGAACGATTGGCTAAGATGAAAGCTAACATGGACCGTATGGCTAGTGAGCGTGATGAAGCACTTAAACTTAAAGTCGAACTAGAGTCCAAACAAAAAGAAGAGACAATAGCTCGAATGAAAGAAGAAGGCAAATTACAAGAAGCTCTTGAAATGGAACTCGCAGAAGCAAAGGCTAAGCTAGATGTTTACGCAAAAGAAACAACTCAGCTAAAGCGTGATGGAGTATTAAACGATGCTCTCGCTGGCATGGAATTCCGCAACGATAAATCTCGCGACATGGCTCGTAGAGAAATTGTTGACCAATTGGTTCAAAATGAAGAGGGTGCATGGGTGCACTCCACAGGTTCAAATATTCGTGACTACGTTGAAGCTTATTCTAAGTCCGAAGATAACTCATTCTTGTTCCGTGTTAAATCTAACACTGGTGCAGGTACAGGCAATCCGGCTGGTGCGCCTTCAACCGATGTTTCTAAGTCAATATCGGAAATGTCAACTCAAGAAATACTAGCTCTTGCCCAAAAAGGTAAACTAGGTAATTTTAATATCTAAAAAATAACGCTATTATTTAGCACATAAGGAAAAATAAAATGGCTATTACAAACACAGATTTTCAGAACATTGCTCTTGCAATCTCTGCTTACTCAGACGAGGCGTACACAAACGCTAAGAAATTAAACGGAACAGGCATTGTTGCCGCAGACCAAAGAATTGACGCTTCAGGCGAATCTTTCGTAGGTCAGTTCAGATGGTACAAACCATTAGCATCAACAGTGAACGTTGCTTCATTGTCTTCAGCTACAGATGGTACATACACAGACATCGCAACAGACGTTGCTAACTTCGTGAAAACAGTTCGTACATTCGGTGCAGAACAAGTTAACATGCAAGAAGTAGTATCAAAGCAAGACGGTCTAGCGAAAATCGCTCGTGACTTTGCTGAAGTACGTGCACAAGACGAGCATGACGCATTGTTGTCAGTTCTTAAAGGTGTAACACTTTCAGAAGTTGCCTTAGGCGACGCAGGTGGTTCAGGTAACGGTGGCGTTATCGCTTTTGACACAGACGTTGATGCGGCTAACACTGGTTTCTTCGTAGACGTAAACGCGGCTGGCCTACACGGTGCGGCGGCAACTGGCTCATCAGACGCTCGTAAACTATTCGATTCATCTGCAATGGGTGCGGCTCGTGGTGAGCGTTTATTCCGTTCTGTTGGAGCGGCGTTCAAAGACTACGAACCAGATTATATG